CTTGCAGGCCCACGTGCATGTCGCCCATTTCGCCTTCGATCTCGGCCTTGGGTACCAGGGCTGCCACGGAGTCGACGATGATCACGTCAACAGCGTTGGAGCGCACCAGCATGTCGGTGATTTCCAGGGCCTGTTCGCCGGTGTCCGGCTGCGAGACCAGCAGGTCGTCGACGTTGACGCCCAGCTTGCCGGCGTATTCCGGGTCCAGGGCGTGCTCGGCGTCGACGAAGGCACAGGTAGCGCCAGCTTTCTGTGCCTGGGCAATCACCGACAGGGTCAGGGTGGTTTTACCGGACGACTCAGGGCCGTAGATTTCGACGATACGACCTTTTGGCAGACCGCCAATGCCCAGGGCAATGTCCAGGCCCAGGGAGCCGGTGGAAATGGCCGGAATCGCCTGGCGCTCGTGATCGCCCATGCGCATGACCGCGCCTTTACCGAATTGACGCTCGATTTGCCCCAGGGCCGCAGCCAAGGCGCGCTTCTTGTTGTCGTCCATTGAAGTCCTCACGTAATCGATAGGGCCTGACGGCCAGAACACCTGTATAAGTAGCCAGTATTATTCCACAGGGTTTTCTTCCCGCCTACCCCCGATGTGCGATTTACTCTGCACCAAGCTGTAACAAGCCCTCTAGCGCGGCGATTACCGTTTGTCGGCGAACCGCGTCACGGTCGCCGTCGAAGTGCCTGCGCTCGCTGCTGACATCGCTGCCATCGGCCCAGGCCAGCCATACCGTACCCACCGGTTTCGTCGGCGAGCCGCCATCAGGCCCGGCCACGCCGCTGACCGCCACGGCAAAACGCGCGCCACTGGCGGCCTGGGCGCCACGGACCATGGCCTCGACCACTTCCTGGCTGACCGCCCCTACTTGAGCGAACAGCGCCTCGGGCACCGCCAGCTGGCGGGTCTTCTGGCTGTTGGAATAGGTTACGTAACCGGCTTCGAACCAGGCCGAGCTGCCCGGAATGCGGGTAATGGCCTCGGCAATGCCACCACCGGTGCAGGATTCGGCCGTAGTCACCTGGGCATTGAAGCGGCGCAGATGTTCCCCCAGGCGGGCGGACAGTGCAGTGATCGGGTCCATGACAAGCTCCTTGTTCAGTGCAGATGCTTGCGCCGCGCCAGTACCTCACGAGGGAAGCGAAACAGCAGGTTGTAACTGAAGAATGCCATCACATAGAACGCCAACAGTGACAGCATCGCGACAAATGGAAAGAACGCCACGCTCAACCCGAAAAAGCGAAATTTCCTCGAGTGAGTGGCAAAGTCGGTGAACGTAAAATAGTTCTGGTAGATCAGAAAAGCATCCAGCAGCACACAACCCAAGGCGATCACGGCATATTTGCCGATAGAGACCTGAGGAGGCGCAGCCGGCTGCAGCCGCGATCGCCTCATGATACCTACCGTGATCCACAAGGAGAAAACCGGAGCCGCCACGGCAATGTAGTTGCCGATTGCCTTGGCCGTCAGCGGGAAGAGCGACGACCAGACACCCACCTGGCCAAACAAACAGCCATCGAGAAATCGGTCAAGCTCGAAGTAGAAGCCCTCATGTGCCTCGGCAGGTACCCGCCAGGCCAACAGCAAGATCGGTAGCAGGCTGACGGCAATCAGCAGGTACGGGATATGCAGGTAGGCCCCCTGCTGTTCGCTCCCTTTCAGCACATTCATCCTTCAATCCGCCCTTTCATTTGCTCGTCAGGGTGCTACTGCATTGAGCACCATCTGATTGAATGACTCCATTGCCTGCGCATCGATATAAGACGAAACGGCAGCCAGAATCACCCCCGTGGCAATGATACCCGCACCAGCGGCCAAGCCGGGTGCCAGCACCAGCGCCAGGCCCGCCCCCAGCACTGCACCGGCGGCAGCCCCCACCAGCGTACCCACGGCAATGCTTTCAAGCTCGAGAAAAAACGGTTTCCATTCACCGCTGCTGAAACCGCTGGCCGCCTTCTGCGCCAGGGTCGTTGCCTGGACCACTTTACCGGTGACGCCAAAGGCCTTGCCCAAGCGTTGCAGGTTGTCGGCATAGGTTGCCGCATCCAGGGCGTTGAGGGCCTGGGCGATGGCGGCGGTGTCCTTCTGGTTCATCTTGAAGCCCGGGTTGCGCGTGAGTTTTTCAAACGCCTGCATGGCTTGATCGTAGCTTTTGACCGTCTTGCCAGCGATGCCTTGCTTCAGTTCCTCTGCAGCCTTGCCCATCTGTGTGCCGAAGCGGCTGGAGACTTCCTTGCCGACATCACTGGCAAAGGCCAACGCACTTTTGTACGCCTCCTGCTCCGCGGCCTCGCGCGCTTGCGCCTGCAGCTTGTCGAGCTTTTCCTGAAGCATGGCATTGGCACTGAGGTCGACATGCAGGCTCAAGCCAGCGGTCAGCACGTCCAGTACCTGGTCGATGGCAGGCGGGATCTGCTCGTCGTCGAGGGTTTTCAACTCAGCGACCATCTTGTCGATGTTGCGCTCGAGCAGCTCGCTGCCGGGCGAGGTGGACAGGCGCAGGCGGTTGAACTTGATCAGTTCATCGCGCTTGGCCATCATCCCTTTCACCGCACTGACGGAGCGTTCAAGCTTTTGTGCCGGGCTCAGGGCAGCATCACTACCTGCCGCGGCTTCGGCGGCTTTTTGCTCGGCGTCGAGGGTAGCCGGCAGGTTGCGCTCCTTGACCACGAAACTGCCGCGAATCTCGTCGCGCACTTCCAGGATCTGGTAGGGAAGAATGCCCCAGACCCCGACGCCAACATCGTAGTAGGCGTCGATACTGGGCCAGCCGTCCCCGGACAACACCGATTCGACGATGGTGGAGTTGAACACCACCGCGCCATTGAACGCCGGGCCGGCGGTTTTGCTGACGCCGTCGATCGATACCGACACGGAACCGACCACGGAGCTGATATCACCAGCGCCCCAGAAGCCGCCGAGTATCCCGCCACTACCGGCACCACCACTGCCGTTGCCGGTGTTGCCCGGCGGAATGCCACGATCGACAACAATATTTTTTTCACCCATTACAAAGTCCTTTTCGTTGAAACGTCATTAAATAGATGTGCGTTCAGCGCACCAGCCCGCGCACGTACGCCTGGCAAGCGCGCAAGGCGATCAGTCCGCGGTCACCGTCTTCGGTGATGGCGATAATTCGTCGAGCATGCGCCGGGTCAAGTCGGGCGCGTACGGGGTCATGATCCACGCTGCCGGTGCCGGCGGTGGCAGGCAGGCCGGCGCAACCGGCGGCGTCGCGCTCGACCAGGACCGACAGCCGCAGGTCAGCAGTAGCCAGGCGATCACGCAGGCGTGCCTGAGTCTGTTGGGCATCGAGTAGCTCCTGATAATGGTGTTGCTCACTGACCTCCAACCGTTGCGCCAGCCCCTGGCGTTGCAGGCGTTCGGCGACCAGTTGCGCGGCAGCGGATTCGGCCTGTGCTTGCCATTCCCGCCCATGCAGTTCGGCTTGCTCCGCCAATTGCCGGCCCATGCGCCAGCCCTGGACCTGCCAGGTCAGCGCACAGGCCAGCAGCGTCAGCAGCAGCAATGCTCCGAGCTGCAGGCGGTTCAACACAGCACCTCACGGGCCCGCGCCCAGAGTCTCAGGCGATCCTCCAGGCCGTTGAGCCCGCCATTGATATGCCGGGTGATACGATTGAATTCGCCGCGGTCTGCCAGTTGATTGAGGCCGCGCGAGTGCCAGAACCAGGCCGCCGACTCAGCCGCCCATTGCGGCTGTTCGAGCAGTTGCGGTTGCTTGAGCAGGCGCTCGTCACTGAACAGGGCCATGCTGCAGGCCCGATAGTTGTTGCGCCCGGTGACCTGGATCAGGCCGCGGCCGCAATACAGCTGGCCGTCGCCATCAGCTTCGGGGGTATTGCCCAGGCGCAGGGCCAGGGTGCCGGTGTCGTAGCGCGCCAGGTAGCGATCGTTGCCCAGCTCTTTCACATAGCGCAACTGGCCGGACTCATGCCCGATCTGGGCGAGGAAAGCCGCTTTGCGCCGCGGGGTGTCGATTTCCCAACGGGCCATGGCGACTTTCAACGCAGGAACGAAAACGCCCGCTTGCTGGCGGGCGTCGGGGAAAATCAATTTCAGCGTTTTTTCAGTTAGCTCCATAGATTCCTCACGCGTATTGCTAAGTCCATTCAACGGGAATCACCGCCCTTGCGCGGTCTGGCGCCCTTGGCCCGGGCCTTGCCCTGCTTGCCACCATTGCATTCGACCGTGGTCGTCCAGCCGGAAGCCGTGAACACCTGCTCCACCGACTCCACCAGGTACTCACCATCGAGTCCGATCTTGAAGCCCTTCAATTCCACGCTCCGCTCGGTAAACACATCTGTACGCCCGGGCATATCCAGACGGACACTGGCGGTACTGCGGTTGAGCGCCGCCAGCCTGGCTTTGGCCACCTGCTCGGCGGAGGCTTTGTCAGGGTAAAGATGGCGGTCAGTGTGAACCGGCGCCATCCCCTGCGGCGTCTCGTCGTTCGCCAGGTCGACCACCACGAGCTGACCACTACGCTTGTCCTGATGGCGGGTCTGCACCGCCTTGTAAGTCCCCTTGTCGGCCAGGCGAAACTGCCAACGGGTGACGTCCGCACGACGCAGGCCAACCACGCCAAGCGCCTTGCCACTAGCGCTCTGCCCACCCTGACGCGGCAGCACCAGCAGGACGCCGTCGCCAATCTTGGCGGTGCAGTCGTACTGCTTGGCCAGGCGGGTGATGAAGTTGAAGTCCGACTCGTTGAGCTGATCGACCCGTAGCACCCTGGTCAACACCGGGCACGCCGGCTGCCAGCCGTTGCGTGCGGCAATGTCGCGCACGATCTGCAAGAGCGGGACATCCTCCCAGCTACCGCTGCGGATGCTCTTGCCGGTACCCCGCATGTCGCTGGCCTTGCCACGGATGACGATGCTGTCAGGGGGGCCGGATAACTCGACTTCATCCACCGTGTAGCGCCCCAGACGGGTCAACGTCTGACCGGCGTACCCCAGATGAACCTCGATGAGTGCCCCGCGTGCAGGCAAGGTAACCGCGCCATCGCGATCATCGATACGCAACTCGAAATCGTCCGACTCCATGCCAGGCTTGTCCGAGGTGCGCAGCAGCAATAAGCGATCATTGATTAGCGCAGTAATGTCGTTGCCATCGGCGACGATACGAAACACAGGTTGCATGGCTCATGCTCCAGAAAAGCAGACCCCGCACGAAGCGGGGTCTGCTGGTTGTACGCAAGTCCGGAGCGTCAGTCCCATAGCTGCACCGTGGCATTGGCAGCGTTGATCAGCTCTGGCAATTGAACCAGCACCCCGGCACGAAATGGCTGGGGTTCGTCGGCCAGCCCCTGATTGGCATTGAGCACCGTCTCGACGCTGCCATTGAGATGCCCGTAGTAGTGATGGCAAAGGGTGTCGAGCACGTCCCCTTCAGAGGTTCTGCAGGTCGTCGCCATAACTCACAAACTCCAATGTGAAACCCTGTTTTCGCGGGATGCCACCCGCCAGTAAGTTGCTCTGGTCTTCATCGATGCCGAGCAGGCACCAGTTGCCCAGCACCTCGCCGTAACCGGTGATCAGGCTCAGGGGACGTAACAGCCGTCCGATGCTGCGCAACGTCTGTAACTGGCCAAGGCCACCCTTGAAGGTCGGGAATATCGCCCCCCTGATATTGATTTTTTCCTCGCCAAGGCCCACCGCCTGCTGGGCAGCACGGCGCGTCAGGCGCTCCTGGCCGACCCAGCGAAAGCTGGTCTGGCGACGCAGCTCTTCGAAGGCCGCCGTATCGAGGTTGAAGTAGTAACCCGGCGACTCGCCATCCAGCGGTTGCAGGATCAACAAGTGCGGGAACGGTTTGACTGCCTCCGCAGCCGGTGTCACCTGGGGCGCAAAACTGCCGGTGGGCAGGATATTGCCCAGCGACGGGCTGATCTTGCCGGCAATTCGGTTGATCGTCGCCGCGGCCTTTGCAGCCTGCTCGCCGAATGCCTGAACCCGCTCCTGCACCTGCACCACCACGGCCAATCCCTGGTCGTATTTGGCCGAGACACGGTTGACGGTCGCTTGTGCGCTATGAATGGCGCGCATCGTACGTTGCAACTTTGCCCCGATGATCGGCCCGACAAAAGGGATGGCCTCAAGCTCGGCGACTGCGCCGCTGATGTCGCTGACAGCACCGTTCATGGGCGCCAGCATTTCATCGGCGCTCCGCCGCCCCGCCTGCCCTGCCGCCACCACGGAGCTCAGCGCCGACTGTAACTGCTGCATGTAGGTCATGGACTCTCCTTAAACATACACATGTGGAACGTCGGACAACTGCCGAGAGGTCGCCATGCGCATCAGCTCCTCGAACTCACGGCGGACCAGGGCCTGCAGGTTCTGGGCGAGCAGCGCAGGGTCGGTAACACTGCCCTGGACCGTGATGGGCATGCTGGGGGTAAAGGTGAATTGCTGGGTGACCGATTGCGGCTGGGCAATGCCCTCCCCCGTTGGCTTGATGGGCGCTTGCAGAGCGTCGCTTGCAGGCATGGCACTCGCCAGAGAACGCGCGACATCGCCAGGCTGTGCCGCCACCGGTTTGCTGCTCTGATCCTGCTTGTCTGCAGGCTCTGCCTCTTGATCGGAAGACACCATGCGCTTGCCCAGCCAGCCACCAATTGCCTCGCCGGCCATGCCACCGAGCACGGCGCCAATCGATGTACCGATTACCGGGACGAACGAGCCGACGACTCCACCGATGACGGACCCGACCAGACCGCCTGCGGCGGCGCCGTAACCCTCGGCTTTTTCTTCCGGGGTGTCGGCAGTCATGAACGTGGCGACAGTATTGATACCCGCCGTCAGCAACGCCGGGCCGCGAACGCCCTTGATCGCCGCACCAATCTTGCCAGCTGTACCCACCGGGCTGGGGGGAGGCGCTGGCGGTGGTGTGGACGGACCTGGCGCAGGTGCTCTGGGCGACGGAGCCCGCCGAGTCGTTGAACGAGGCTGGCGTTGCGGTGCCCTGCGTTGTGACGTCCGGCCTTGCGGCGCCTTTCGTCCGTTTCGGGACGGCTTGCGTCGCTTACCCGGCTTTCTCACGCAACAACCCATGTCACTGGCATTGACGACGAACACATTGAGCGGGTCATTGAGCACATTCACGTTCGACAGATCACTGCCCTGCCCCGGATCATCCGCTGCGCCCACCGACGTCGGCTTGCCTTTGAGCCATTCAAGGCCTTTGCTCAACACACCCTTGGCAGCTTCACCGCCTTTGAGTGCGAGGAACGTCGTACCGAGCACCGTGGCACCCGCTATCAACCACTTGATCGCATCCGGAGCGCCAGTGAATGCCTTGGCCGTGCCAGTCACGGTCTCGGCCAATCCATCCGTCAACGGCCGCATGGAATCACCCAGGCTGCGCAGCGATTCGTCAACTGCGTTGGACGCTTCGGTCAAACGCTGATCGGAAGTCCCCCGGCGTGCGACCAGATCCCTGTCGAGCACGCCCCTGGCCTTCGAGGGTTCCTTACTGTCCAGGGCCTGGTCCAATCCTTGGTTCTGCGACGCAGACAGGCTGTCGGCAACTCCTTCGCCGGTACCCTTGCGCTGAAACACAATGTGCTCCAGCGCCTTTTCCAGTTCATCCGGTCCACGCACCCGAGGGTTCTTCTGAACCTCGCCGACCAGGCGTGCCGCCTCCTTGGCTGACACATCCTGGCCAACCGAGAACTTGGCCGTCGCGGGGGCAAAGTCCAGGGCTTTATCCAGGCCCATCCCCGTGTCGAACAACTGCTTGATCAGCTCGGCTGCCTGGTTACGCTCCATCCCGGTTGCCTCGGTGATCGCCGCCACCTTGGCGATGATCGCCTGCTCCTGCGCCGAAGGGTCCGCTCCGTCGGCTCCCCCGGCGCTGATCGCAATGTCGCGGGTGATCTTTTGAAACTGTGCGCTGATCTGGGTGGGTAGCAGCAACGCCCGAGAGATCTTCAATGCCTCGCCGAGTACCGGAAGGTCCTCGATGACTTTCAGGTTGTCTCTCTCGGGTGCTACCTCCGTTGCCGGCGGCGCGGCCTTGTCCACAGCCACCACTACTTGCTGCTGACGAAACTGGCCCAGCGCGACGACTTGCTGCTCAAGCAGGTTCAGCGTTGCTTGCAGGTAGGGCCGCAGCTCACCCAACCAGGCGAAGCTGCCTTGCGACGCAGGCGTCCCGCCGTTGCGCAAGCTTAAGAGCCCAGCGTAAATGCTCTCCAGAACCCTGGTGTTTTTCTTGATTCGGTCTTCGACCGACTTGAACGCAATGCCTACCGTGAATGCGGCGGTGGCACCGAGCTCCAGTTTCAATGGCGGATTGCTCGTCATCTGATTCCCCTATAGCCACGCCACAGGCTTAATCCGAGAGCCACCAGACCATATCGCTGAACGACATGGTCATGATTTCAGCGGCAGTAAAGTTCAGCTCCCTGGCCAGGCGCTTTGCCGCCGCCCTCTGCACCCTGGGGTCAAACCTCGTCGTCTTGCACCAGGCGAAAATAACCGGCCTGCAAGCGGCTGTAGTCTTTCAGGGCAAGCCCTTCAAGGTCCTTGACCCCCACCTCGGCCAGCGAGGCAAAAAGGTTCAGCTCACGTTGCTCATCGTCACTGTTCGCCACCGATTGCGCGGCACGAATGTCACGTACGGTCGGTGCCCGCAGGGACAGGCTGTCGACGTGAACACCATTGGCCTCGGACGGCCTGGTCAACGTCACGACAACCCGCTCGGCGCTCACGGCCAGCCAGCTCGGCGTCTTGTTTGCTTGAGTCATGTGATCTCCTTACAGGCCCAGGGCCGAACGTTGGGCGGCGAGTTGGTCGACGCCATTGATGACGCGCTTCATGCCCAGCGGATCGATTTCGTAGACCAGGCGGCCATCGACTTCGAGCTTGTAGTAGGTCACGGCCACGTTGTGCTTGATCTCGGCCTTGTCGCCCGGCTTCCAGTCGCCCATGTCGACTTCTTTCAGCGACCCGCGCAGGGTGACGATGACCGGGGTGATCTTGCCTTTGAGGCCTTTGAAGGCACCGCGGAAGGTGCCGTTGAAGGCCGAGCCGTCGGCCAGGCCGAAAAACTTCAGCGACTCGCGGCGCACGCCGGTGGTGACGAAGCCGGCTTCCTGCTTCTCCATGCCCTGGTCGATTTCAATCGCCATGTCCATGCCGCCGGCACGGTGCTCCTCCATCTTCAGGGTGAGCTTTGGCAGGGTCAGGCTGGGGACGTCACCTTGAAAGCTGACGCCATCGACGAACAGGTTCAGGTTCGCCAGGGTTTCGGGAATCATTGCCATGGTTATTGCTCCTTAAACGGCTTGGTCGAGGACTTCGGTCAACCACTGGTTGGTGACCTCGACACGGAAGTTCGGGTTCTCGGCTGGCGGCACGTCGGTGAAACGGATGTTCCAGTAGACCTTGCCTTGCTCCAGCTGGCTGGCGGTGTTCAGCTCGGGGTCGGCGAACACTTCGAAATTGATGATTGCGCCCTGGGCTTTCAGATCACGCATGAACGCCTGCAGACCTTCGGTCACATCCTTGACGTAGGTTGCGGTGATCGAGCGGTCGACTGCCCACTTGTGGCCGTAGAGGATCGCGTCCATGACGATGTCCATGGTCCGCACGCGGGTGACGAAGGCCCACTTCGGATCGCTGCTCAGGGTACGGTTGCCCCACAGGCGGAAACCGTCATCGCGGATCACGGTGGTGATGTTGGCGTTGTTGAGCAGGTTGGCCCGGCAGGTGGCATCGCCATCCAGGTATTCGATCGCGCGGCTGGTGCCGGTGATGCCGACGAACTCCTTGTTCGATGGCGAGGCCCAGAAGCCGTACTCGCTGTCGGTCCAGGCGAACAGACCGGCAACCCAGGCCGACGCCGGGGCATCGAGGGTCGCGCTCTTGCCGGTGTCCCAGTACTGCACGCCCGGGTCGACCAGGTAGGCACGCTTGGCGCCGAAGTTCTCGGCGTAGGCGATGGCCGCCTCGTCGGTGGTGTTCGGACCATCGATAATGGCCAGGCCGCGCAGCTTGTCGGCCAGGGCCACCAGGGCAGTACCGACCGCCAGGGTGGCGCTGTGTTTTGGCGTCACCAGCAGGCGAGGCTGGGCGTTGAAACGGCTTTTGCCGTCCAGCAGCGCCTGCAGGCCGGTACGTTTGCCATCGGCCAGCACGCCGCCGATGATGGCCGAGGTCTGCTCGGCCTCTTCTTCAAGCTTGGCCACGCCGCAAGCGACGATCACCGCCTTGGCGCGGCTGTAGATGGCCTGGCAGGCGCGGGTGATTGCCGCATCGGCGCCGAACGCGGCGATGGCTTCACGCTCGCTGGTAATCAGCACCAGGTCGTTGGCCTTGGCGGTTGCGCCCGGGCCTTCGGTGAAGGTGTCGACCAAGCCGATGATCGAGGAAGAAGGCAGCGCGATGGTACGTGCGCCGGTGTCGACGTTGGTAACGGTAACGCCGTGGAAGAATCCACTCATGAGTAAGTCTCCAGAAATGCAAAGGCCCCGCAGTGCGGGGCCTTCAGAGGGTTTGTTGCGGATAAGAAAAAGCCCCGGCGGTGCGGGGCTTTATTGGGTTTGGGTGGTGAGCCAGGTGGGGGCGTTCGGACGTTTGGATGATTCGGGGAAATTACTGGTCTGCGGCCAATCGCGCAGCTCCTGGCGGTAAGTCAGCACTTCGCCGTATTGGCCACTGGTCAGCGTCGTGGATCGCCCTATGCCTTGCTCATCACGGTGACGAGTCGTCAGCCATTCAGTTGCCTGCAGCTCACCATCACGCCAATCCCGCTCTAACTTCGCGAAATCCGGCACCACTTCGAGAAGCGGCTCTTTCTGAATAGCGCCGTCAGCTTTAAGCCGCCACACGCCATCCTGCTCGTTGACCAGCCGGAACCATAGTTCATCTGCAACTTTTATCGCGTGTGCAGGAATATCGTGCACCCCCTCAATGAGGCGGTACTGCAGCGAACCGTCTTCGTTAAACGTTGCGTATTTCATTAGCACCCCACTGAAAAGACCCAGCTACCAGCAGCCGAACCCGCACTAGACCGGATAATAAATTGTGCCTTATTGATGATAGCCGCCGCGTGGTAGTTGAGCACTCCACTACCGGGCGTGTAACCACAGGTGGCAAACACAGCGAGCGGACCATTGGGATAGGGAATGACGAAGTTATGAGTTGTGTCGACCCCGTTCCCAATCGGGCCTGGCTGCCATTGCAGGATAAGTCCACCTAGCCAGGTCGGAAAAATCACATAACCAACTCCAGACGGGTAAAACTGGAACCCAAGGCGCATCTTTTTGGGCGTTACCGCCACATCATCACCTGTACCCGTATCGACTTGGCCCTGCGTACCGATTTTCAGCCAACCTGGCACCGTCTCGGTTGCCTGCTTCAAAACTTTGGCAATGGCCTGAAATACCCGAAGGGCCGTCATAGGCTTGGCTGCATCGGTCCCAGCCTCGGCCTCGGCCTGGCTAGCTACATTTATTCCATAACCAGCCAAAGTGGTGGCCTTATCTGCTTTAGTGTCTGGCTCGAAATTTCCCGAGTGCCAAATATTTCGCCAGGCTCCAATCCCCTCAGGATCTGTACGCCGAAATGCTAGTAAGTCACTACCTAGGTTATAAGCAAGGGTGAAACTGTAGTCTTCATACGCATGATGAAAGGCTGCCGATCCCGAAAAATCTTGTGGACGATTTGGTGTATCTCCTCGCCCAAGATGATAAAGCCCGGTATTGGAAACATCGTTGTAATCGCTGCGAAAAATAGAGTTGGCAAACCCATCCACAATACCATACTCAGCCAACGTAGTAGGGTTGAAGCCTTCTTGCACGACACCACGATCGTTAATTCTGACCCTATTGTAAGTCCCTGCATTTTTGTTTACAGGTAGTACATTCAAGATACCCGAGTCAACATACTCACGAGTCGCTAGCACAACGGCCGGATCAATCTTGAGCTGCACATTGGCCGTGCTGGTAACAATAATGTTGAGCCGTACCACCTGAGTCTTGCCGGTACCCTGATTGAGCAATGGCTTGAAACTCGGTGCACAGTTGGCCACCGCAACCAAGTCACCATCCACGTCGTACAGGCCGATCTCCCGAATCCACCAGCCCCCCACGTCCGGCGGTATCACTTGCTCGGCAATGATGATGCTGGCGTTGTCCGGGTCAACCTTGACCTGGTTGAGCGGCGCTCTGCGGCGTTCGTTGATGAGCTTTTTCTGATCCCTCGATGGGATCGGGTCGGTCAGGTTGGCATCACCAACCCCCATTTGCGCAAAGGTCCAAGGCACGCCCAGGGCGTTGGCGTTGGCCTGCTTGGCCTCCCCCGCCGCCGTGAGAATGGCGAAGAACTGGCTTGTCTGGTCAGTCATGAGTACACGTCCAGGGTTTCAATTTGGTGTTCACGGCCCACAAGGCCATAGCTGCCGCTGACTTCAATGTCGCGAGAGGTCGGCGGATAAATGTCGATTTCATCGCCTTCAGAAAGGCTTATTCCCAGGCGCAGATAGCCACTGCTGGCGAGCGTGATCGCAAGCCCCGTCAGGTGGCGACTGACCGGCTTGGCGTCATCGATCAGCCGGGTCAGCTCCTGATACATTTCCTCGGAGATTCCGTTCTCCAGTACCCCGACCTGAAGCGCAAAAGTGCCCGGCACGCCTTGCGGTACCGTCTGCCACCACTCCTTCACTTCGATCAGGTAACCCAGCGGCTCCACCACCCGGCGCAACGCGCCGATAGTCCCTTTGTGCGCATGCACATAGAACGCCGAGCGGATCACCGAGCGCTTGATTGCCTCCGGCCAGGTTTCATCCCAGCGGTCTACCGACCAGGCCCAGGCCAGTTGGTGCAGCAAGTGCGCCGGGCAGGTGTCGGGGTTGTACAGCGCACGCAGGGGTATTTCGGTAGTTTCAAAACCAGCGGCCTCGATGGCCTGTTCGAGATCGGTACCGTTGAGCGGGAGCAGACTGTCCATGTCAGCTTCCTCGCGTCACAGTGATCCCTTCGCACCAGGCCGCTTGCGCCCGGGTCGGGCGGAGGTCGGCCCAGTTGTTCAGGTCGACCCGGCTGACGCCGTTGATGTGCAATTGGGCATCCACGCCCGAACGGGCCACTTCGACACCCAGGCGCCGGCGCGGATTGATCCAGGCTTGCAGCCGGCGTTTGCACTCGGCAAGCGTCGCTTCGATCTCCGGGCCATTGCCGCTCATGTGCACCACCGCATCGATGCGGTAGCGCAGAATCTGCGCGCCTTGCACCGTCAGGCGGTCACCAACCGGACGCACGTCATCGTCATTGAGCTTGAGCCGTACGGTGTCCAGTAGCTCGACTGCGGCGCTGCCATCGCCCTCGAGCGCCAGCACCGTCACCACCACCTGGGCCGGCGACGGGCTTTCGGCCGTGGCATCGGCCACCTGCCCGGAAGCGTTGCGGGCATGCAGGATATAGCTGTTGCGCGGCCCCGCCGTGGTCAACCCTTCATAGACCAGTTGCACCCGCTCGCGCAGGGCGTCGTCTTCTTCGAGCACCTGTGGCGTTGGCGGTACCGTGCCGGGGTCTTGTGCCTGCACCACCAGCCGCTGCAGTTGCACATTGGCCGCCAGTTGATCCAGGTCGGAACCCTGCGCATAAGCCAGCAACAGCGCCTTGGCGGCATCGTTGACCCGCGCGCGGTTGAGCAGCTTGCGATAGGCGCCGACTTCCAGCAGCTTGGTCACCGGATCGCTTTCGACTGCGGCGTCCCAGTTGTCGCCCATATGCGACCGGAAGGTCGCCAGGTCAGCCTGGAAGAGCGCCTCGAAATCGAGGTCTTCCAGCACCTGCGGCGCGGGCAGCGCCGAAAGATCCACACTACTCATGCCGTCACCTCCAAAGTCTGGTTGGCTCCCAGGTACTGTCCGCTCAGTTGCAAAGTGATCCGCCCGCCAACCACCCCCGTTACCCTGACCCGTTCCAGCTTCAGACGCGGCTCCCAACGGCCCAGTGCGCGTGCCACCTCTGCCTGCACCGCGCTTTTCCAGCCTTCGTTGACCGGCAGATCGACGAAGCGGCGCAGCTTGCTGCCGTATTCCGGGCGCATGCGCCGGCTGCCGAGCGGTGTGGTGAGGATGTCTTCGATGGATTGGCGCAAATGTGCAATGCCGGATAACGGCTGGCCGCTCCGGCGATCCATGCCGATCATTGATGTTCTCCAGGCGTAAAAAAGCCCGCAGTGGGCGGGCTGGTTTTCAGTGTTTGTGATTGGCGGTGTTGCCGCCCGTGTCGATGATCTTGCCGCCACCGAGGATGTCGCCGGTTACCCGCAGCGGACCGTTGATCTGCACCTCACCGGTCAGGGTGATGCTGGCGGCTTTCGCCTCGATGGCCTGGTCGGTCACCACTGCCGAACTGCCGCCGACCTTGATGCTGACGGTACCGCTGGGCAACTCGATGCTGTAACTGCGGGCCTGCCAGTCGTAAACCAGCGAGCCACCATCGTCGAAACGCCAGACCTCGACATGCTCGCGGTTGTCCGCTGGTGCGCCGGCGTTACCGTACAGGCCCGGCACGAAGGTGCCTTGGGCCGGCTCGCCACTTGGGCTGATCAACACCCCTTGCTCGTTAAGGCTGGGGGCGCGCCAGTGGCGGGCCTTGCCGGCGGCCTGGCTGTGCCAGCGCAACCAGGCGCTGGTCCAGCCGGCGCCGTCGGACACCCGCACCCGGGCGGCGGCAAGGTCAACGGCGACCACCCGGCAAGGAATCACCAGGCCGGCGAGCATGCGGTCGTGCATGGCACTGGCGTAGCTCATTGCATGTCCTCCGGCGATTGGTAATCCGCTTCAAAGCCCGGACCGGTGTCGGGGCTGAAGGCAAAAGCGAGTGGGCCCGGTTGATCAGGCCATGGCCACTGCACGGTTCCCAGGTGCAGGATCTGCTGCCATTGCACCAACCAGCCAACGGCAGGGGTTGCCCCCGGAACCGGTTGAACAGGCTCGGCCAGCACACTCATCGCCGCTTCAACAAACTCCAGCTCCCAGAATTGTTTGCGCAACAGTACGATCAGTTGGGTAGCCAAAGTGACAGCTTCCAATGCCGCGTGTTGGCGACCGGAGTCAATCACAATGCGCGCTTCAACGGTCGCGATGACGCACGAACGACCGTCGCCTGGATCATTTGCCGGTTTAAGGCTGGAAATGGAATGAAACAACGCTGGCAGCGCTGTGTGCTGGTCCGCCGCCCCATAGGCGTCGACGGTTTCAAACTGAGGCAAGGCGGCCTTGATAGTCGCGCTGATCGCCTCATGCAAGCGGTTCAGTTCGCTCATGATCAGTCCTGTGTCGTGGAGCTCGCAAAGGCTATTCGCGGCTAAAAACAGGCAAAAATAAACCCGCCATAAGGCGGGTTCATCGAAGCTGTTGTAAAGGCACCCATGAGCACCCGTTAGTTATCGGCTAGCCCGTAACAAAAGTGTCTGGCGAAACCAGAGCACACCGGCGAAGCTGCAGCAGATAAGCGTCATCATCATAAAGTAGGAAAAATAACGAATCAGGTTGTGGTTCTTGATTGAAGTGATCCGACGATCAAAGCGCTCATCGAAGACAACGCGCCCGTCACTATTCAGAACTTCGCGAATCTTCAGTTCGTCCACCCCACCACTCGCAAAAACATCAACCATCACCCCAGGCGCCAGGCCCGCGGCTTGGTAGAGTTCTTTCGAGACATAGACTATCTGTTTGGACGAGGGGCGCGGGTTCGCTTCAGTCAGTCGAACCTGAAAGTACACGATCGAACTGTCTTGGCGCATCTCGGTGGGGGCACTGACAATCTGCCCTTTGAACAGAGTCGGTGCTTCATCCCCGAGTTCGTCAAATGATTGAACAAAAAGCAGGAAGGTAAGCCCCATCAACAAAAAAACACCTGCCATCCCTAGCAGAACCCTGATTTGCTCGTAGACTGTTTTTCCACGAAACAACGACAGCCAAGAGTCAGACATGCACCATTCGCTTTTGCTGCAAAAAAGGATGCCCAACATCCATGGGCATCCGTCACCCTAACATAGAACCTCTGGCTGCTCGTTTATCAACCACGCCAATGAAAATATCCATTTTTCCTGACACGATTATCTCCCTCGCCCAGCCCCCCGCAATGAAGGTATGCCAACACGGCCTGGAATGAGTGGCCGTATTGACTGGCCAGCCGTAGCGCCAGACCTTGTCCGGGTGTTGAACTCAGTGTTCACTCTCCCCCTTTGCACCACTTGCAGGTTCAACCCCCAAGCGCTTCGCCGCCCATCGTTCATAAAGGCCGATGGCGACATCGGCGCCGGCCATGGCGGTAAGGCAGCCGAAGGCGCTGGCGCTCCAGATCGACATGCCGCTGGCGTACAGCAGCATCACCGTGGACACGCCGCAGACCATGCAGGCCCCCGAGCGCAATACCAGGCGCCGAAAAAGCGCCCACCCCCGAGCGCCGGCCTTGTCCGCGCGCCACATCTCTCCGGAAAGGCCGCCCAGCAAGGCCAGGACGATCACCAGCCAGATCGGCATTTCCAGCAACGTCTGTTGCTCGTTTGTCACTGTCCTGTCTCCTTGGTAGTTCCGCTCGGCAGCTTGCCAGCGGCGTTTGTTGTAGAACCGATCACTCGGCATTCCAAAAAGCCCGGCCTCCCCAGGCTTTTCAGTAATGCGTTGTCGAACCGCCCGCCACGACTGGTGCCCTGGGCAACTCCGCTTCAAATTGTTCCTCCGGCCGCGGCCACCTGCCCGCCGGATAACTGCTTCTGGTGCTTTACGCTGCGCACCCGGGCCAGTTGCCAACCCTCTGAACAGTTCAGGCCTGTTCATCGCTGCCTTTGTCACTGCCGGTGTCGACCGGCGTGAGGCAAAGGTTATGCATTGATGCATATGCAGTCAATGCATTTGTGGAAATATTTATGCATAAGAAAATGCACCTACGCATGTAAGCCTTGATCTGCTTGGGCTGGATTGCTTTTCTGAAGGCGAAAAAAAACCCGCCGAAGCGGGTTTTCAAAAGAAACAGCCTACTCAGCGGGCGTACATGCCCCACCAGAACACATGCCCAAGGATGCTGATCTGCTCTTCCTGCATCTGCTGGAAGCTGTAGTCTTCATCCGGGTGCTCGTCGCGGTTGAAGCTGCGCAGGCGAATGCCGGTAGGCAGGCGATAGAGCTGCTTCACCCGCAACTGGCCGTTGTGGTTGATGGCATACAGATCGCCGTCGACGATATCGCCGATGCCGCTCTTGCCGGCATTGACGCCGACCGTGGCGCCATCACGCAATACCGGCAACATGCTGTTGCCGCGTACCGTCACGCACTTGGCCTGATCGAACTGCACACCATTGTGACGCAGGCTGCGCTTGCCGAAACGCAGGCTGGCCTTCTCGCTTTCTTCGATGACGAATCTTCCTGATCCTGCTGCCAACTCGACCTCGCGAAGAAACGGAATGGACACTTCGTCGTCCTCGACGGGGGTGTCGTCATCCCACAGGCTGATGTCGTGCAACTCGGCGTGGCTACGCGCCGGCGTGGCTTCACGGCTTTCGCCGAGCTCGACGCGACCGCGCAGCTGGTCGGTGCTTACACCGAAATACTCGGCGATCTTCGACACGTGCTTGTCGGACGGATCGACGATTTTCTCGCTGAGGATGCGCGACAGGGTGGATTGCGGCACGCCGGTACGCCGGTGCAGCTCCGTGGGGGAGAGACCGTGGCGATCGAGCAATGCTCTTAAGACGGATGCTACGTTGCGTTTTTGCATAAAATGCATAATGCCGGGGCCTTCAATAGAATGCAAACCCTGTTATGCACGGATATGCACGGACAAATGGTCGCGCCCGCCCGTTTGCCTTCGGCAGCCCAGACAAAACCCCTGCACCATTGCCCGCTTGCCTTTGGTCTACAACGACACTGCGAGCCAAGTTTTTGCAATGAGCGATCTTTCCGCACACCCCCCGATGGTGCAGCAGTATGGGTAAAGATCGGCTCTAGCCCTTCAATTACGCGGCGTATGCATTGCAAGTGTCCAATATGCATTCGCCATTTTCGACGGTTTTCGGAAACGAGCTCGGTGCAGCGAGCGAGCAGGCCCACCAGGCGATCGCAGGTGCTACTCCGTGACTGCTTGGAACAGCGACTCAGCAAGTAGTCGCAGGTGCTCAACTTCTTCGGCGGGCATGCCAGCATCTTGTGCCGCGTGATACTGCCGGTGTGCCTCGATGGCCTGCTACATCAGTGGCTCACCTGCTTCGACAATTCCTGCCACTGTCCTTTCCACTGCTGCTCCGGCTGTTTGATCACTGCAGTACAGGCCCCATTACTGAAGCACCGTTCAAGTTCGACTCAGAGGGGCGGGAGTGAGGGGTATCTTTTGTTAGATGCCCCGCGCCAATTGCTCACTGCTTCGGTGGTGGGCCAACCCGATTATCAGTACTTGATCAGCGCAAGTAGCGAGATGTTGCGCGGTCGGGTCACACCAGAGTAACCGCGATCCTGACCAAGACCAGGCAGTTCAAAGTTGTTAATCGCATCGGCCCCGCCAATAGTGACGGTCGCATAGTCAGTGACCTCGTACGGGTCTACCCCCATCGCGACCTGCGATGCAGCCCCCGTTTTCAGTGATGTGCATGCACTCCAAACGCCATTGGCTTTGTTGTACTCCGTAGTGTCGTAGGTCTGCAGTGTGCCTTTCTGCCGGGAACCGAATACGCGGCCAGCGTCCACACCTCTACCGTCATCGAAGCCACGGATGAACTCACCGCGCAAGTCAGGCAGCGTGAAGGTAGAGGCGCCATCGCCTTTCCCGTAAGTCGTGCCGATCGCGGCAAAGAGCGCCGCGTAGGTACAACGCGATACCGCTGCCCCATCGGCCTTTAGCCAGCCGGCAGGAACAGTATTGGCAGCCGAATATTTCACATCACCCGGGGCAGCCCCTGAAGCGATGGAGATCTGACCCAGCGTTACCGCGTGCTGGCTACGTGTTGCGTTGGCTACCTGCTGTGCGCCGCCGTCACAACTGATCAATACCCAGCACAATGCGCCGCCGTTGAGTAAAGGCCCGATATGCGAGACCAACGTGACGTTGCCGCCAGCAACGATCTCGTCACCCTGCAACAACAGACCACCCAAGCCATAAATCGGAGCTGCCGCGAGCCCGTCAGGAGCATAGGTAGCATCGGCCGGGTTGGTCATCGTGGCGCGAAAATACTGAACCACTCCGTTGGTGGTGGGCAGCGCTGCAAAAGGAAGGGAGTTTGAAGCGGTGTAGATAATTGTCATCTGACTTTCCTTGTAAGTTGACACGAAAAATTTCAAAAGTGGCCGCTCCGTTCGGCATCTTGGCCAGAGAGTTTGCCACCTCAAAATACTGTACATACGTACAGTATTTTGAGCAAGCAAAAACCGTCTTCAAATCTTCATCACTCATCTCCCCCGGCTTTGATCAGCAACTGCTGCCAAATCGCCCGCTCTTTCATCAGCGCGCTCGAACACGTCGGCAAACACCATGGCGACGCGGGCACCTGCCACCGTGCATGTATATGAAGCACGGCGCCTTCTATCTGGTGCGCAAAAGAAAGTGGGAGCGCCTGGATAGCGACTATCAGGGCGCACTGCTGGCCAATGCCAGGCTGGTGGGCGGGAGCGGCAAGAGCGGAATGCCGAAGCTGGAACAGCAGGTTGTCGACTCGAACCCGTGCACCGGGATCAGGCGTCACACCGAGAAGAAATGCGATCGGTACATCACCGACGCTGAGTTCTCGGCGATTTACGCCAGCTCATCCGACTGTATGCGGTGCATATTCGAGATGTGCTACCTGACCGGGCAGCGAATCAGCGACGTTCTGGCAATACGGCTGGCTGACATTTCCGCCACTGGCATCGCCTTTGAACCCCAGAAGAACGGGGCAAAGCTGATCGTCGGCATGAGCCGCGACCTGGAAGACCTGCTCGCACGCGTCAAGCCGCTGCCGCGCCGCGTGCGCGGCCTGACCCTGTTCTGCGCCAGGTCCGGCGGCAAGCCGGTGTCCTACGAGACAATGAAGCAGGCATTCAAGGCGGCATTCAAGGCGGCATGCGAGAAGGCAAAAGTCCCCGGAGCCATCATTCACGACCTTCGGGCCAAATCGCTAACCGACACAGACAAGCAGGGCAACGATGCCCAGAAGCTGGGTGGCCACACCGACGCCAAGATGACGCAACGCCATCTCCGCCTGCGCGAAATTGACATAGCCCAGCCTCCAGCACTGCCAAAGAAAAGCCTGTAGTATTAGACAATTCGCAACTGTCTAATAGACACACCGCTCCAAGGCCTTGAATGTCTGATCTTTCCGCACACACCCCGATGATGCAGCAGTACTGGAAGCTGAAAAACCAGCACCCGGACCAGCTGATGTTCTACCGCATGGGCGACTTCTACGAGATCTTCTACGAAGACGCGAAGAAGGCCGCCAAACTCCTGGACATCACCCTGACCGCCCGCGGCCAGTCGGCGGGCCAGTCGATTCCCATGTGCGGTATCCCCTTCCATGCGGCCGAGGGCTACCTGGCCAAGCTGGTGAAGCTGGGCGAATCGGTGGTGATCTGCGAGCAGATCGGCGACCCGGCCACCAGCAAGGGCCCGGTCGAGCGCCAGGTGGTACGCATCATCACCCCCGGTACGGTCAGTGACGAAGCGCTGCTCGACGAGCGTCGCGACAACCTGA